TTAACGACTCCGTGCCGCTGCTTTCCTGAGTGTTGTCCTCGGCTTGACTTGTTGCGTCTGCGTTGGTTGCTTGGGCTGAGGTTTCTTCGCCATCAGCAAGAACGGGTTGGCTGCCTTCTTCTTCAATTTCTTTCTCCATTTCTTCAATTTCTTCGTCAGTCATACGAAGCACATTTTTCTTAACCCACTTACTAGAGTAATACTTACCAATAAATGGGTCTAACTGTGTTGCTGTTAATACACGCTCACGAATCAATTCTGCTTCACGCATTTCAACAAAGTTATTATCTTTCTTATAGTCGTAATAGATGGCTTCTTTAAATTCGTCCCATTCTTCTGTGGTACAAATTCCTTTGAGTGCTAATTGAACACGCAAAGCATCATCAAAAATACGAGAAAATTTATTACGCAAACGATTAATAAATTTATTAAATTTAACTTCATCACGAGTTACTTCAGTTGTTTTACCAATACCCATAATGCCTGCACCTTGTTGTGGGTCAAGGCGAGAAATTGGAACATTCAACGATTGCAATAACTTCTTTTGAAAATACTGAACATCTTCCATTTGGCCAAGGTTTTGACCAGCAGGAAGTGTAGTAATCTCAGTACCTTTACCGCCTTCACGGCGTGGCAACCAAAAATCTTCTAACATGGATAAATGTTTACGCTCATCACGAATCTCACCAGTGTTAGCATCATAAACCAACTTGTTACGATACTGAGTCATAATAGAGCGCATATATTGTTCAGCTTTACCTTTTGGTAAGTTACCTACATCAATATAAAATATGCGGCGTTCTGGTGCTCTTGATAAACGGTAAATAACAACCGCATCTTCAATCATTCTTAACTGATTGAGTGGCTTAATTGCTTTGTGTAGATAAGAGATAACAAAGGTGTTCTTTGCATCCATTAAACCAGAGTTTACATTGATAATTGAATCTGGTGCAATTCTCAAACCTGCATTTACACTTGCAGAATATGTTTGAGTGGTCGTACCTTTATCTGAATAGACATAGTATTCTGCAATAGACTGAATAATATTTGCACCAGTCTTTGGATCACGACCTTTTACTAATTCACGCACTTTACGAATCTTGCGTGGGTCAATATATCTAAGTTCTTGTATACCTTCTTTTGGGTTTGATTCATCTACTACAACATGATAGTAAATTCTTCCATCAATATACCATCTTTTGAAAAGGTCATCGGAAAGATTACCAAAGTTAAGCATTTTGAGAACGGTCTCAAATTCTTCAATAATCTTTTTCTTAACTGTTTCTGGTTGTTTTAATTTATCTAAAACAATGTTGACTGTTCGACCTGTAACATCGTGTGTAATTGCTTCATTGACGATATCATCAATTGCCATCTCTAATTCAGGATGGTTTGCCATTTCACGATAACGGGTGATTAATTCGAGTTCGTTACGAACCGCACCCTCTAAATCGACATAAGTGCCGTAATAAGGGTTAGATGTGATGGTAACTGCACCATCATCCATCGCTTCATTTGGAAGTGCGAAAGAAGGTTGTTCAGGTGATTGAACCTGAACAATGTCTTGTTTACCTAGGGTGAAGCCAAAGAGTTTAATTGCCATTAAAAATCATCCTAAAAAAATTGAAGAAAGGCCGAAGCCTTTCTTCTTACACAACACCGTCTGCTACTGATTCCCACCATTGATAGGTGAGAGTTACAGAAAACTCCTCAATTGCATCATTTGAACCCCAATCAACATCAATAGGTGTGATATCGGTTGGGAATAAACCTACAAATTTATATTTCTTTAAATTGTTACCTTGTTTACCAAACTGTGTAACATCACCATCAACTGTGTAACCTAAAGGTGCTAAAGCAATTGGATTGCGGATATTAAGGTTGTGAGAATTAATACCATTCATCCATCTTTCAAAAGCATTGCGAACTGAAAAATCTTCGTCATTAATAACGGTGATTGTCCAATCGGCAAATGTTCTGTTGCCTGCAAACTTTAATTCACGACCAAAGTATTGAACAGGTACTACACCAATTGTTGCACCTGGTAACTGAGCAGTTTTACACATGAATGTTAATTTTGTTTGTGCATTTCCTGGCGCAGAGAACGCAGGAAATGGCATAGAAACTTCAAACAGATTGGGACGAGCACCGTCACCAACCATCTGACTTCTAAAATCGTTTACATTAAATGCCATTTAATTATCTCCTGTTTCTCTATTTATTAGAACTTCCCAACTACTTCATCGAAGCTGACGCCTGTGCGAACCGCAACGAAGTTAAGTTGGATAAAGTTGATTGAGCGTGCAGGTTTAATGTAGATATCACCGATAAATTCATTGCGGTCGATAACTTCACCAGTATTATTGGTTTCGTCACAAACTACACGGAAGTCGGTAATACCACGGCGACCTTGAACATCACGCAAGAATGGTTCTACTAATGAAACAAACTGCGCTCTGGTGAATTGGTCGTTAAATTCAAACAATGAGAAACGAGCCGCACGAGCAATTGATTTCTCAAGCACAATGAATAAACGGCGAACATTGATGCGGTCAAACGCAGATGGTTTGCTTTGCAATGTTTTGTCACCAAACAGAACTGTGCCTTCGCCTTGGAATGTAACAACAGGATTAATACCTTTTACATACAAGGTGTCACGGTCAGTCTTAGTTGGGTTGTATGCCAACTTAATAATGTTTTTGATGATACCACGATTTAAACCACCTGGTGAGAACCATGGGTCTCTCTCTTGGTCTGTTCTTGCACATAGACCTGCAATATCACCATTTAAAGGAACCCAACGATATACATCGTTATACTTGTCGTATTGATATTTCCAGTTACCATCTAACACGGCATAAGAAGTTGAAGTCAATGTATCACGGTATGTAACTGTGTCAGTAGCTTCGTCACCAGCATTGTTTACAACATCTGCTCTTTCTGGTGATAAGAAAACCAAGCAATCTTTGCGTGATTCTGCCATTGAAATGAGACTGTCCGCAAGTGTCTGACCAGAAGGACCTGAAATGACTAATGAAATGTCAACAGAGTCGGCATTGTCAAATGAATCGTATGCAGTCACCACATTGGCAGTTGAAACATTACCATCGGCACCATTTGCAAGTGATACTGTTACATTGGCAGTTAGATTTGCAAATGCAATTGATGAATTACCACCCCAATTTGTACCTGTGGTTGGGTGATCCATCCATTGAATGTATTTGGATTGTGATGCAAGAACATTCTTGTAAAAGGTTGAATTGCCAGAATCGTCTTTTGCATCAGCAGCTTTAGAAGCAAATGGGAATACTTCAAGAACTGTATTTTTAGTTCCTGTAAATTTACCATCTTCATCGATAACAATCATATGAAGTTCATCAAAGCTTCCGCCTTGATTAATTACATATGTTGATGTATTTGGTCTACTTGTAAAGCTAGAAGCATATGTCCAACCACTATATGTGTTGGCATCTGCCATAGAAACTTTAAGAGAGTTACCAATTGAGCCAGGGAAACGAGCGGCAAATTCACCGACTGCGCCTTGACCAGTTGAGTAGTTTAATTCCCAATCATCTTCGTTTTTAATCAGAACAGCAGTTGCTTGATTATTTGCAATTGCGTTTCGAGTGTCGGCGATTGATACCGCACGGACAATTTTTAATGTGTTTGTATATGCTAGGAAGTTTGCTGCTGAGAACCAGTATTCATAATTTGTAGAATCAGGTTTACCAAATCTGTCGGCAAGGCGAACCTCGTCAGAAATAGTAATGATTTCACTTGCTGGACCCCAAGCAAACGGCCCCGCAAATGCGCCAATGCTAGTGGCGACTGAAGGCACAATTGTAGTCAGGTCAATTTCTGATACATTTACGCCTGGTGAGAGCTGAAATGCCATGGATTTCTCCTTTTGTTATAGGATAGAATTCTTTTTATCGTCTATTTAGTTTTTTATAAGCTTGAGGTATGGTAACCTCGTTCAGTCCAAACATCACCGGAATCAATAAGAACTTCTTCTTTTCTTCCGTCATCTATGATTCCGACCGGTGTTAGTTCCTCTTCACCTAACAGATTTTGTTCTTCTAAAAGAACCTTACGGATATCTATGTTTGTCGAATCTTTGAAGTATGATTGTGCGGTTAACCACGAAAACAAAACAAGACCCATCACCAAATCGTCATTATTACCTTCTTCGGCCTCGTATGAATCTCTCACACGAACAAAGGTATTCATTTCGGCAATAGTATCAAAGTCTCTGACAATTAGTTTGTCAGATTCAACAAGAGTTTTTAAGTTTGCACAACCAATCTTTTTGACTGATTTAGTGGTCTTGATACCAAAACTGGTAGACCTCTTAAAACCACCTGAAATACTTTGCCCTTTAATATGATGATGTTCTAGTTTGTAAATATTTTCATATTCCAAATCATAGTGTAAAATGTCAACAACTTGTTGGCCAATGTTGTTTGTCTCAATCAAAACATATGCTTCATTGTATCTTTTTGCAACCGAATAAATGATTGTTGGAAAGAACAATAAAGGTAATTTATTATTTCTATATTTAGCGACTTGTTTATAGGGTGTTTCCGAAACATCAATGACATTGATTGTCGAATAGTCTCCGCCAACACCTTCAGAACAATCAACTGTGCAGATATACAATCTACCTGGTTTTGGTTGTTCGTGAATATCAAAACATTCTTCTTGGTAGATTGGGTCGAAGAATGCCAAACTACGAAGTTTAGAGCCTGAAATAAGTGTTGCCGATGAACCGATAAACTCAGTTTCAAATTCTTGCCTAAATTGTTCTTCGGAAGTGTTGCGTATCGTTTCTTCTTTCCATTTGGCATCACGACCTGGCACTTGAGACCAATGGACCTCCAATGGTTTGTATAGTGAACGACCCTCAGACGCATCAATCCACATTTTGTAGAAATGATTCAATCCGTATGGTGTAGAAACAACGATAACTTTTGTTGTTTTACCTGAAGTAACAACAGGGTAGGTAGAAGTAAAAAAATCGTCTGCCATGTTTTTAGGAACGAAAGCAAACTCATCTAAGAAAATTAGATTGTATGTACCGCCACGAACACCAGCAGAAGATGTTGCATATGCGTTAATCTTAGAACCATTTTCTAATTCAATATTACCTTTGTTCCAAACTTTGATGCCTTGTTGCAACCAAAGTGGAAGATACTCATATGCATACTGAATACGGCCTAAAATCTCACGAGCAAGAGAACCCTTGTTTGCAAGAATGGCAATATTGTAATTTTCTTGGAATAAAACAGACCACAACATGTAACCTGCCGCAGTTGTTGTTTTACCAACCTGACGAGGCATTTTACAGATTGAGAAACGATTGTTGTGAAATGTTTTGACCATATCCTCTTGGAAAGGCCACATTTCAAATGGGACAAGACCTTTGTCCACATTGACAATCTTTACATAATTTCTAACAAAATAAAGAGGGTCTTCCGAACATTTTAATATTTCTTTGACCTGCTCTTCGGTGTATTGTAATTCTACACCAATTCGTTTTAGGTTGTCATTACCAAGATATCCATCACTCATTTTGTAATGCTACGAAGCATCCATCCGTGTTTTTTATGTGCATCTAAACGACCAGCAATAAAATCAGCCAAACCTTGTTGGTCAAGTTCATCTGCCAATTTAAATGCCATGTCAAGTGTCATAATAACTTTTTGATTATCTACCATTAAACGGCGTGCCATTTCTACACCATTTGGAATAGAAAGTTCATCTTCAATTTCAGTAAGTTCTAAGAAACGAGAAAGTGAACCGGGTACATAGGCATCTAATGCACGAATTTCTTCTGCGATTGGATCAACTGCACCATGCAGTTCTTGATAAAGATTTCCAAAAAAATCGTGATATTGCGGAAAGTTTGAACCTTCCACATTCCAATGATAGTTGTGTGCTTTAAGATACATGGCAAAAGTATCTGCCAAAACCTTACGCATCATTTCGATTAAAGTTTCCATAGTGACCTATTTATTCGTTTTTAAAAGTTTGACTAACTCTGCGGTTGAACCTACAAATACTGCTTTATCTACATTTACATTTTTAATAGATGACGATTCTTGTGGAGACAAATCTTTTCGTCTTTTTTGTATTTCAAGCAAGTCTTTATTTAGGTCAGCAAGATTTTTTATGAGTCCTGCGGCAACTTCGTATGCTCTTGGATGTTCAGATGCTTTTGCAACATTCAACAAATCATCCATTGCTTGATTGCCTTTTTCAATAAGATTTCGAATATTGCATCTTGCAAAAGAAGCATCGTCATCTACGACAGTTGCAGGCAAAGTTTCTACTGGTGTTGGTTCTTTAGATTCGACAACTTCAAATTGAATGGGTTCTACATCTAAAACTTCAGACAATTTTTCATTTAACTTCTTCATGTTATATTAGGCCATTCAGTTATAGTTTCAGAGAATCCAAACTCGTCATCAGGTTCAGAATTAATTGGATCAGCAGTAGTTACAATTTGAACTACTTTAATTGGTGTTTTATCAACCGCAGTAATTGTATATTTTGCGCCACTATAATCGCCACGAACAACATTGTTGGCTTCAAGTGTTTCAGTTAAACTTCCAACAATTAATGTACCTGTATTTGAGTTGCTAAAATATAATACTTTACCGGTAATCTCGCCTCTGTTTTGAACTCGTATTGTTTCACCTGTTGTAAAGTAATTATTTCCATTTGCATAATCAACAGTAACTTGTTGTGTAATTGTATCGTTAGGTTCGATATGCATGTTTGTAATTACACGACCATATGAAACACCACCTGGTGCGGCAGTATTTGCATATGATTCTCCAATCAGTCCTTGTCCACTCTTTACTGGTGGCCATAAAAATGATTTTACTGTAAACTCTAAATCCCAAATAATTAATCGGGTGCTCATCATGTCACCTTCATAATCCGTTGTCGTGTTTACAGAATTTAAAATAATGGGCATGTCATATTTTTTACCCATCTCACTTATAAAGTTTACTGAAACAGTAAAGTCTGGTGTAAAAAATGGCAAAATTTGTTCTATGATTTGAGTGCCATCTTCTGTGTTACGAACATAGATTGACAATGAAAAATTAAAATCATATGGAACAGGTAAATATTGTGTTTTTAAACCTGTGGTAGAATTATTAAAATTTTGTAATGTAGATATTTGTTTTCTTCCAGAATCGTATGAGATTCCTGTCAGTTCAAATGAAATACGAGGCACCAAAGTATTGATAGACTTTATCAAAGTTGGGTCTGAAGTAATGCGAGTTAAATATTTTTCTTTGGCACCATATGAAAGAGGAACTTTAAATTTTTCATACGCAGTTGACCCTGACTTATTATATCTCTGAAGATAAATGTCATTGAAAATTGTTCCAAATGCTACAACAACTTTACGAATTGAACGATTATAATATTGTGATTTGCCTAGCATTATGGTTCACCAAATGGATTTGTTTCAGTAAAATCAATAATGCCATCAGATTCAGATTCAATTCTTGCATTATCTTGTATATCTTCGTAAGCAGTATTCATGTATGCGCTATCATTTACAGAGAGAACTGTCCAATCAGCAAAACTTGTATTTCCTTTTAGTGCTTC